GAAGGGTTTGGTCTGCGCGGCGAGCATCGCAAGCCGCTGCTTTTGCTCGAACTCGGCGCGCTCTTCGGCGGTCATGTTCGGATGCTTGATGCGCTTCCGTACGCTCGGCGGCCGGCGCGGCGCTGGCGGCTGCGCATCCGGCGCTTTTCCGACCGCGTAATACCGCGTCTTACGCTTACGTGCGCTCGTGTCGTAACCGGCGATTCGGATCCCCTTCTCGTACTTGCGGAAGGTGCCGATATGGAACGTCACGGTCTTCTCGCTGAAGCCCAACGCCGCAGCGATCTCGAAAACTGTCATCGGTCCGCGCTCGCGAAGCAGCCCGATGATTTCGTCGACACGTCTCACGCCAGCCCCCGTACGTTCATGTAGGTATAGGCGCGCGCGACGTTCGGCGGCACGTGTCCCTTGCCAATCTCCATCGGCTTGATGCCGCGGCGCACGAGTGCGGCTTTCGCTTCGCGTTGTCGACGCTCGTTTCGCGCGCGCAGCGCTTCGAGCTTCAGGTCTTGCACGCGCTCGCGCGAGAGCGCTGCGGGCTTCGAAAAGAGCTTCATGGTTACCCTCGGAGGAAGATGACGATGAGCATCGTCAAGAGAACTGCCAAGCCGCAAAGCGCGGTGTAGAAGAGAAGCGCGGACGCGCTGCTCAGTTGGTCATCTGTGTGGGTCACGCTGCTGCCTTCGTGTTGCTCAGCTCGCGCTGCATCTGGGCAATGTGCAGGTTGAGCATCGTTTTGGTCTGGGTGAGTTCGCGATCGGTGACTTTCACGGTCAGCGCGTCGCGCGCCATTTCGAGCGTGTCGAGCACGGCTCGCATTTCTCGCTCTGTCATCTGGTCAATTCCCGTATCGTTCGAACCACTCGTCCGAGTGGTCCTCGTCTTCGTCGTCTGCTTCGTCTTCGTCGTCGGGCAGATCACGCAGAAGCAGGTCGTCGTGATCCGGAAGGGTGTCTACGAGGCGCGCCACATCAGCACCACGGGATTGAGTTCAGGTCGACCGAGCGGCGATACACCGAGCGGTTCAGCCAGGGAACGAACGTGTATTCGGCGTACGCGTTCGAGCCGATGTAGATCCAGTTGTGAAGAGCGTTCTTCATGGGTCGCCTCGTGTTTGTCTTAGCGGTGCGTCGACACGCGGCGCACTGGTAAAACTCATCAATCCGCGCGGCGTTCTATAACTGCATCTGGCAGTCAGGCGCCGCGCGAATAGCCGTCGATCTTGTTGTTTCCGGGGTAACGGGTTGCGCCCGGTGCCTAGCCACTTCCATTTCGAAAGTCATCGGCATGTACGGCCCGAAGGCCGGTTCTATCGCTTAGCAAGTTGTCAAAGAGCGGTTCACGAAAATGCAGCACTGCGTCTCGCTGCGTTTCGTTATGAAGCATTGCTTCTGGAACGTATAGTAGCATCGCTACTTTATCTGTCAAGAGCATTGCTAATAAAAATGAGCGTCACTGCAGAAACAAATGGAGACTGTGCTCTAGTCAGATGAACCGGGACGCGCGATGGTCCGGTTCTGTTACCGGAAACCAACGATGAGTGAAGGAACGAGTGCGGCGTGCTACGCGAGTGCTACGGGACAAAACTAAGACACGGACCGGCGCGCGCCGAGAAGCGCTTATCGGTGTGATAAATAGCTCGAGCAACAGCAAAAAATGTCGCCGCAGTACCACATTCGTTTGACGAAAGGTATCTGTTACCGGCCGAGACGACGGGGAAATGGGCCGCTGTTCGACGAAATGGCAAAAAAAAGCCCGCCGAAGCGGGTTTTTTGTTTGCGGGCGATAGCGTCAGCTCGGGCTCGCCGTAGCGGTCCTGGTCTGGCAGGCGAACTGGATCTCGACGCGAGGATAGTTGCCGAGGATGTAGGGCGGCTTCGACTCGTCGGTCGACAGGACCTGCAACGCCCTGCCTTGCTTAGCGCAGTAGGCGCCTGCATCGTGCAGGACGTCCGCCTTCAGGCTTCCCATCCCGCTAAAGCTGCTCGCGCCCTGCTTCGAGAGAAAGAATGTGTCTTGGCCAGCGGGGACGACGCCCGAGTAAGACGAGCAGCCGCACAAGGCGATGCCGCTGCCGAGGATGACCGCGAGGCGCTTATTCAAGGCCGCCGCTCCCGCTGCGATCGCGCACGCGCCCGAGGATCGTGATGAACTGGGCGGCCTGCTGCTCGGTGACGACCTCTTCCGGATACTTCTTGTTGTCGCTCACCAGGACGATCGAGCCGTCGAAGCGCTTGAGCAGCCGCTTAATGCGAAAGCCGTCGCCGTAGCGCAGGACGTAGACCTTCCCGTCGCGCACGGCCGTGTCGCTGATGTCGATCAGGGCTGAGTCGCCGTCATAAAGCGTGGGCTCCATGCTGTCGCCTGAGACTTTCACGCGCCGCGCATTGTGCGGCCGGATGTCTTGTTGCTGGAGATACCGCAACGAGTAGGTGTGCGGTTCGCTTTCCTGCTCGATTTCCCACTGAATATGACCGCTGCCAGCCTCGAACTTGAGGTTGTATCTGTCGATTGCCACGTAACCCTCTGGCGTTTCTGCGCCGTGCTCAACTGGAATGACGGGTGTCCCGATTCCGAAGTCCGAGGACGGCACCAGCTTCGCTAGTCTCGGGCTTACGTTCTCAGGGCTTACTTTCAAAACCCGGCAAAAGTTTAACAAAGCGGAAAGGTTCAGAGGAATGACGCCACGCAGGTATTGACCGACGGCCCCTTGTGACCCTAGGCCCGTCTCACGGCCCAACCATTCCTGCGTCACCCCGTGGTTTCGATCCTTGTAGGCGGCCCATGCATCCCGCAGGCGCGCGGCTTCGTGCTGCTCTTCGGCAGTAAGTTCTCGTCTTTTCATGGTCCGATTTTATTAGTTCCGCTTTTGTCGCTGTCGACCACTTGAAAAGCATTGCTTCTCGCGTACAATAGAAGCATTGCTAATCAGACAGGGAGGTTTCCCCGATGCGACTCGACGAATACATGCGCGAACAGAAGCTGGGCCAAGCGAGCTTGGGAGCCAAGCTCAATCCCCCGGTTACCCAGGGTGCGATCAGCCAATGGATGCGCGGCGAAGTGCGCGTGCGTCTTGACTACGCACTGCAGATCGAGGCTTTGACGGGCGGTCGCGTCACTCCGAAGGAGTGCGCGGACCTTTTTCGTTCTAGCACGGCCGACCAACCGGTCACTGCCTAACTTCCCCCGAAGCGGTGACCGTGAGACGAATTCTGTCCGAAAAACGCACTGCACAAAACCATTAAACGGGACAAATCAATATGGCCAACAAGAACACGTATCTGCAGATGGTTCGCGCCTTCCCGGGCGGCGTCGAGGCGATGGCAGCGGCCATCGGTATGCCGTCTGGTGCAGCGCTCAATAACCGCATCTATGAGCTGAAGGGTCAGCGCATCCACGTCGACACCGCGCTCGCGATGCAGGCCGCATCGGGCACGACGTTGTTCGCTGAAGCCGTGGCGCAAGTTTCGGGCGGCACATTCGTGAAGCTGCCGGACGTCGACGAGGAAGTCGACAACGAGGAACTGCTCAAGAAATTCACCCAGATCATCGACCAGATCGGCCGCCTCGCATCGCGCCACGCCGCAGCGATCGAAGACGGTGAGCTCGACGACAAGGAAGAGGTCGAGCTGCGCCGCATCGCCGCGACCATTCATCAGCGCGTCGAAGAGCTCGTCTCCCTCACGGTTCGCATCTTCCGCAAGGATCCGCTCAAGGGCATGAAGGCTGCAGCCCAAATCACGCGCGTCTCGGAAGAGTTCGCTACGGGGCGATAAATGCGCGACTACTCGAAGATCGATCCGAAGTTCTGGATCGGGGAAACCGGCAAGCGTCTGAAGAAGTCAGGCCCCGAAGGTGTTGTCGTCGGCCTGTACCTCATGACGTCCCCGCATTCGAACATGCTTGGCCTCTATTACCAGCCGGAATTGCTCATCGCGCATGAAACCGGATTGGGCTTCGAAGGGGCCTCGAAGGGGCTTCGAAGCTGCGTTGAGGCGGGCTTTTGTGCCTACGACGCTGAGTCCGAGATGGTTTGGGTCTTCGAAATGGCGCGTTTTCAGATCGCGGACAAGCTCTCAGCTAATGATCGGCGCTCGATTGGCGTTCAGAACGACTACAACGCACTGCCCGAGAACCCTTATCTGTCGGGCTTCTTCGACAAATACGCGGGTGCTTTCAACCTGACGAAAAAGCGCGAATCGAAGGTCCAAAACACAAGCCCCTTGGAAGCCCCTTCGAAGCCCCTTCTTAGCCAAGAGCAGGAACAGGAGCAGGAACAGGAACAAGAGCAGGAGCAGAAACACACGTCGCTCTCGCTCGTGCCTCCGACCGCCGAAAAGGTCGATGAAGTCGCCAAGGTTTTTGCCTACTGGCAGCAGCGCATGGACTCACCGCGCTCTGCCCTCGACGACAAGCGCCGTCGTTTGATCCGCGATGCCCTGAAGCTCTACAGCCCCGAGGACGTCTGCAAGGCGATCCGTGGCTGCTCGAAGTCGCCGTACCACATGGGCCAGAACGACCGCGCGACGAAGTACAACGGCCTCGACTTGATCCTGCGCAACGCGGAAAAGATCGACGCCTTCATCGCAATGGACACCAACCCGCCGGCGCAACACGCCGCGCGCGCCGCTACCCCGCAGGACCGCATCGCACAGCAGAACGAGGAAACGATGCGCGCCTTTCTCGGCACTGGCACCGACGACAGCCACGCCAATCCGATGACCATCGACATGGAGCACTGAGCCGTGAAAAACACCGATAAAGCCGACTTCGTCTCGACCCTCAACCTCTGCTACTCGACGCTGCTCAAGCCGCTTCCGTCCGTCGACGCGCTGAACCTGTGGTTCAAGCTGCTCGATCCGTACAGCATCGAGCAGGTCAAGGCCGCGCTCGCTCAGCACATGCGCGAAAGCAAGTTCGCGCCGGTGCCCGCCGACGTCATCGGCCGCATCGCGCCGCAAGGCGACGGCCGCCCGGACGCGAACGAAGCCTGGGCGATCGCGCTGCGCAGCCGCGACGAGTTCGAGACGGTCGTGTGGACTGACGAGGCAGCGCAGGCCTTCGCGATCGCGGCGCCCGTGCTCGAAGGCGGCGACGAGATCGGCGCGCGCATGGCGTTCAAGGGCGCATACGAGCGGCTCGTAAGCGAAGCCCGCGCCGAGAAGCGCCCGGTGCACTGGGTGCAGTCGATCGGATTCGACGGGAAGCGCCGCGAGGAAGTGCTCACGCAGGCCGTGCGCGCCGGCCATCTGTCGATCGAGCACGTGAAGCAGGTCGTGCCCGCGCTGGCCGCGCCGGTGGTCGAGGCAGATCCGGCGAAGGCCGCCGCGGCGAAGCGCCAGCTGAACGAGCTGCTCGCGAAGATGCCGAGCGTCGCCGAAAAGCTCGCACGCGCGAAGGCACAGCAGACCGAGCGGGAGCGCGAGCAGCTCGCCGCGCTGAAACGCCAGAGCGCCGAGCGCGTCGCGCACTACGGCCTCGACCCGATGAAGGTCGCTCTCGGCATCGACTCGCGGAGCTACGTATGACCAGCGAGCGCACCCCGTTCGTCTTCGGCCACGGCGACGCGCCGATCGCGGAGATGATCGACGACGCCGCGCGCGTCGATTTCCTCGAGTCCCTCACGTTCGGCCAGATCGTCGACCTGTGCATCGTCGCGATCGACAAGCACGACCACATGCTGCGTCGCGCGATCGACGCGGCAATCCTCGAAGCGGTGGCCGCATGAGCGACGAAAACCTCAGACCCGGCATGTGCTCGGCCTACGGCTGTCCGCTGATGGGCACCCTCGGCGAAGACGGCAAGTGGCATTGCTTCTGCCACGTGCGCAAGCCGCACTCGCTCAACGACGCCATCACGGCCGAGATCAATCGCAATCGCCCGCTCGTCGACGCCATCCTGCTCACGCGCAACACCGGCGCGGGCTATCTCGAAATCAAAAAGCACGAGGACGAGCTCGCCGAACTCACGCGCATGATCGGCCAGCAACAAGAACTCGATACCCCATACGCGGAGACCTTCGCATGAACACGCTTCCGAGCGCTGACGCCGTCGGCGTCGTCTTTTCCCTCGTCTGGCCGGTCGTGCTGGGCGTTGTCTTCAACCTGTACCTGCAATGGGAGGCGCGATGCTGATCCTCGGAATCGATCCGGGCGTCACGGGCGCCTTTGCATGGATGGAACCGGACGGCCGCCTCATCGACGTCGATGACATGCCGGTGCGTGCGATGGTCGGATCCGGCCGGCTGAAGAACGAAGCGGACCCGACGGCGATGCGCAAGCTGCTCAATCGTCGCATCCCGGCCGATCGCACGGCGCTCGCGATCATGGAGCACATGCCGGTCTCGCCGATGGGCAAGCAAGGCGTGCAGACGCAAATGTCGCTCGTCGCCACGAAGCAGGTCGTGCGCACCGTCTGCGAGCTGCTGCGCATCGACGTCGCGTTCATCACGCCGCAGGTCTGGCAGAAGGCGTATGGCATCAAGACGCGCGCCGACAGCGACACGAAGCAGCAGAGCCTGAAGCTGGCGCGCGAGCTGTACGGGCGCGATCACTGCCCCCTTCAGAAGCATCACGGACGGGCCGACGCGATCCTCATCGCGCGTTACGCGCAGAAGAACCTCGTATGAGCGAAGCCCGCGTGAACCTCGTGCAGATGGCCGGCATCCTCGCCCGCGATCCGCAGTTCCGCACGTGGATCGCATCGCTCGACGGCGGCGAAGAACTCGATCACGAGCAGTGCGCCGAGTTCATCCGGCTCGTGTGCTGCGTCGAATCCCGCCGCGAGTTGGCGACCAGCAAAGAGGCCGCAGAGCGGTTTCACAACGCAATTCGCAAACCCTTCCTCGAATGGAAGGAAAACCACCTGGAGAACGCATGAACTCATACCAAGGCATTCCGCCGCACGTCGCTGAGCAGATGAAGATGCAGGAGCAGCACATGAAGATGCAAGGGATCGGCAGCGTGCTGGGCTCGATTCAAGCGGCCCCGCCGCGCGTCTCTCTGATCGATCAGATCTGCCGTGCGCACGACGCGATGGACCGGCTCTACTCGCTCGCGCGCGAACTCGAAAACCGCCTCGGCGCGGTGCTGGATTCGGAGCCGCCCACGCAGGAAGGAAACTGCCAGACCGCCGGTTGCGAACCGCCGGCGCTTAGCGAGATGGACCGCCTCATCACGCGTATCCACGCCACAGCGGACTACATCGACCGCATCCACGCGCGCACGCGCCTCTAATTCGCCACGCTGGTACGCGCTCCCCCGGCGCGTCGTCTGGCTCACGAAACGAGCCATCCCCCGAATACCCTCACCGAACCCCTGATGAATGACCGTCGTCACCCCTGACACGAGGATCGATTGGTTTCGCGTATTGACCGATCTGTGTCAGGACGGCGGCTCTCTATATCAGGTATCCCGCATCACTTCCATTCCCCGCAGTTCCCTACAGTCCTACCGCCTGGGCGTCGAGCCTTCGCATTCTGTCGGCTCGTGCCTTTTGCGCCTTTGGGCGATCACGACAGGCAACGACCGCGACGACGCACCGACCGTCGAACGTATGCCGTCCGTGTCCGTCATGCGCCGCGCATAAATTGCGCGGTCGTGCGATTTAGCCAAGATATCGTCTGCTGAAGGCCGGATACTCGAATCCGTTCAAGGGCGGGAGTCAATCGATTCCTGCATTCGATAGTAGAAACGGATTGATTGCCGATGCCGCGTCCTAAAGGGCTCCCGAAGACAGGTGGAAGAACGGCCGGAACGCCGAACCACGCCACGTCTGAGGTCAAGTCTCTCGCGCGTCAGCACGGGGCCGACATGATCAAGGTATTAGCGAGCATCGCGAAGAACACGAAGAAGCCCGACGCTTCTCGTGTCGCTGCCGCCAAGGAATTGCTCGATCGCGGCTACGGCAAGTCAATTCAGGCCATCAGCGGGCCGGACGAAGGTCCGATCCAGCACCAGCACGAACACTCCTTCGCACAAGATCTGACCGACGATGAACTCGCCAATATCGTTGCACGAGGCAGCCGCTGAGCTGCTCGCGCGTCGATCGGCGCGCCGCAGCTTGATCGACTTCACCACATACACGAAGCCTGACTTCGAGGTGGGCGAACACCACAGGATCATTGCATCCGAGCTTGAGGCCGTGGAGCGTGGTGAAGTCGATCGCCTGATGGTGTTCGCACCGCCGCGTCACACGAAGTCTGAGCTTTCGTCGCGCCGCTTCCCGGCGTGGTATCTCGGGCGGCATCCGAATCACCAGCTGATCTGCGCGACCTATTCGGGCGAGTTCGCGCTCGACTTTGGGCGCGACGTGCGCGGCATCGTGGCCGCGCCGCTCTTCCGCAACGTCTTCCCTGAAGTCTTCCTGCGCGGCGATTCGCGCGCGGCGAACGTCTGGCGCACCTCGCACGGCGGGATCTCCGCTTACGTCGGCGTCGGCGGCGCTATCACGGGCCGCGGCGCGCACCTCGCGCTGATCGATGACCCGTTCAAGAATCGGGAGGAAGCGGACAGCGAGGTCCGCCGCGAGATGGTGTGGAAGTGGTATTCGTCGACGCTTCGCACGCGTCTGATGCCCGGCGGAAAGATCGTGCTCGTGCTCACGCGCTGGCATGAAGACGACCTCGCGGGCCGCATCCTCGCGAAGCAGGCGAAGCAGTGGCGCGTCGTCGAGTTGCAGGCCATCTCGAACGAGCACACGGACGAAGAAAAGGCGCTGTGGCCCGCGTGGTATCCGCTCGAGGAACTGCGCCGCGTGCGCGCCGACATCCTGCCGCGCGACTGGTCCGCGCTCTATCAGCAGAAGCCATCGCCCGACGAAGGCACGTACTTCCAGCGTAGCTGGATCAAGCACTGGGACGAGCTGCCGAAGAACCTCGCGCTCTACGGCACGAGCGATTACGCCGTCACGGAAGGCGCGGGCGACTACACCGTGCATCGCGTCTGGGGCGTCGATCCGATCGGCGACATCTATCGCGTCGCGGGCTGGCGCGGTCAGACGACCGCCGACACATGGATCGAGAAGAAGCTCGACCTGATGGAGAAGTATCGGCCGCTCGCGTGGTTCGGCGAAGCGGGCGTCATCCAGAAGACGATCGCGCCGATGCTCACGCGCCGCATGCGCGAGCGAAAAGTCTTCTGCCGCATGGAATGGGTGCCGAGCGTCACGAACAAGCCGACGCGCGCCCGCGGCATTCAGGCCCGCATGTCGATGGGAAAGGTCTGGTTTGAGCCAGGCGCGAACGTCGACGAGTTCCTCGCATTCCCGACAGGCAAGAACGATGACGACGTCGACACCGCGTCAATGCTCGGCATGGCGCTCGATGAAGCACACCCGGCAATCCTGCCGGCCAAGGAACAGCGGCCGGTCGAGCGTGATCGCTGGAACCGCGCATTCAACCGTCACGACGAGGACGACGAATCATGGAAGGTGGCGTAATGGCGCAGCCAGTTGCTGTCGTGGCCGAGGTGGACGTGATCGAGGCGCCCGATGCGTCGTTGCTCTGCCGCTGGTTCGAGGAAGCCGAGCAGATGACCGACGAGGCGCGCCGGTTGTCCGAGCGCGATCGCGACTACTACAACGGGCAGCAGTGGACCGAGAAGGAACTCGCCACGCTGCGCCGTCGCGGACAGCCGGCGCTGACGATCAACTACATCAAGCGCAAGGTCGAGTATCTGCGCGGCTTCGAGCGCCGCATGCGCAGCGATCCGAAGGCCTTCCCGCGCAATCCCGACGACGACCAGCTGAGCGAGGCCGCGACTGACGCTCTGCGGTTCGTCGCCGATCGCAACGACTTCGACGTGATCCGCTCGGACGTCTACGAGGACATGCTCATCGAGGGAACCGGCGGCGTCGACGTGACCGTCGAGAACGGCTCGGACGGCCTGGAGGTCGTGCTCACGCGCGTTCCATGGGATCGCATCTTCGCTGACCCGTACAGCCGTCAGAAAGACTACAGCGACGCGCGCTATCTGGGCGTCGTGATCTGGATGGACAAGGACGAGGCGTTCGAGACGTTCCCCGGCTACGAGGATGCCATCGAGACGACGCTCGGCTCGACCTCGCTGAGCAACACCTACGACGACCGGCCGAAGTTCTCGACGTGGAGCGACAACCGCCGCACGCGAGTGCGCGTGATCCAGATCCAGTTCAAGCACAAAGGCGTCTGGATGATCGCGACGGTGACGAAAGGCGGCTATCTGAGCGAGCCGATCCCCTCGCCGTACGTCGACCGTGAAGGCCAGCCCGCGTGCTCGCTGAAGCTGCGCAGCGCCTACGTCGACCGCGACAACAATCGCTACGGCCACGCACGCGACATGATCAGTCTGCAGGACGAGGTGAACAAGCGCCGCTCGAAGGCGCTCCACCTGATGAGCGTGCGCCAGACCTACGGCAATCGTCAGGCCATCTCCGACGTCGACCGCGCGCGCCGCGAACTGGCGAAGCCGGATGGGCACATCGAGATCGAAGCCGCGGGCGAGTTCGGCAAGGACTTCGGCATTCTGCCGACCGGCGACATGGCGCAATCGCAGATGGCGCTGCTCCAGCACGCGACGGGCGAACTGCAGGCGAGCGGGCCGAACGCCGCGATGGCCGGCAAAGATCCGCGTATTCAGTCGGGACGCGCCATCCAATCGCAGCAGGCCGGCGGTGCGATCGAGGTCGAGCCGATCATCGACGACCTTCGCCAATGGACGAAGCAGGTCTATGAGGCCGTGTGGCTTCGTGTGCGCCAGTTCTGGACGGGCGAAAAGTGGATTCGCGTCACCGACGACGAGAAGAACGCGAAGTGGGTCGGCCTGAATCAGCCCGTGACGCTCGGTCAGGCGCTCGGCGAGTTGCCGCCCGAGGAAGCCGCGCAGTACGCGCAGCAGATGGGCCTGCAGCCGGGCGATCCGCGTCTCGCGCAGATCGTACGCATGGACAACGACATCGCGGGCCTCGACGTCGACATCACGATCGATGAAGGCCCGGACGTGGCCAACGTGCAGGCCGAGCAATTCCAGATGCTCTCGCAGCTCGCGCCGGCCATGGCGCAGGCGGGCACGCCGCTGCCGCCCGAGGTGCTCATCGAGGCTTCGCAGCTGCGCAACAAGGACAAGTTGCTGGAGATGCTCAAGCAGAAGCAGGAAGCCGCCGCACCGGTTCAGCAGCAGGCCGCGCAGCTTGGACAGGCGAAGGCCGAAGCCGACATCAACAAGACGAACGCCGACGCGCAGAAGAGCCAAGCGCAGGCCGCGAAGACGATGGCCGAGGCGCAGCAAGGCCCGACTCCGCAGGCGCCCGCGCAAGGCCCGTCGCAACTCGATCAGATGAAGCAGGCCGCCGAGATCCGCGCGCTCGACGCGAAGGCCGGCGACCTCCAGGCATCGGCGGTCAAGAAGATCGTCGAGGCGCAGCAGCCGCCCTCGCCTGCGATGTACGGATGAGTTTCGTATTACCTGCCGCCGGGGTTTCGGGCGTTATGACTGCCGCCGGGTCGAATCGGGCGTTTGTGAGGGGTAACAGATGAACAGCTTGGACGATGTTCTTCGTGGAGAGCAGACCAATGAGGCTACCGCTAACGCTGCAGCTGACACGGTCGAGGCAAACCACACGGGCGAAACGCAGCAGACGGATGCAGCAGCAGGCGAAAGCCAAACGGCTGCTCCTGAAGCTGGAAACGATGCGCCGCCGGCATCCGAGCATGACAAGTTGGTTCCGCTGAAAGCCCTGGAGGAAGAGCGAAAAGGCCGTCAGGACTGGAAGGAAAAGGCGATCCGCTTCGAGGAAGAGCTGAAGCATCTGCGCGCGCAGAAGGAGCAACCGCCGGCTCAGGAAACCTCGCAGCAACAGCATCAGCCGGTCGAGATGGACTATCAAACCGCGCTGATCAATGAGCGGCTCAACACGTCCGAGATGCTTCTGCGTTCGAAGCACGACGACGTCGACGAGAAGCTCGCCGTGTTCCAAGCAGAAGCCGCGAAGAACCCGGCATTGGGCGCTGAACTGCTCAAGCAACGGCATCCGTACGAATGGATGTATCAGCAAGCGACGCGCATGCAAGCGCTCGCCTCGATCGGTGACGACCCGGTCGCGTATCGCGAAAAGATGCGCGCCGAGCTGCTCGCCGAGTTGCAAGGGCAGCAACAGACCCAGACCGCCGAAACCGTTCAGCAACCGACGCAAGCCGCCGCGCCCGTCCTTCCGAAATCTCTTGCAACCTCCCGATCCGCAGGCCCGCGCAGCGCGGCGACGTGGACGGGTCCGACCGCACTCAACGACATTCTCAAACGCTAAGCGAGGCCACAAATGGCAGAAAGCACCGTACGTCAGAGCCTTACACCGGCTCAATGGGATGACAAATTCTTCCGTGAGTATGTGCGCGAGAACTTCTTCTCGAAGTACATGGGCACGGATGAAGGCTCGATCATCCAGATCAACGAAGACTTGGCCCGCAAGGCCGGCGACCGCATCTCCTTCAACACCGTGCGCCAGCTGCGCGGCTCGGGCGTGGAAGGCAACGAGGTTCTCGAAGGCAACGAAGACGAGCTCGACGCTCGTGCGCTGTTCGTCATTGCCCGCGTGCTCCGTAACGCGGTGATGCTGACGAACTGGGACGAGTCGAAGTCGGCTATCGACATGCGCGACGCGGCCAAGGGTGCCCTGAAGGATTGGGACACCTCGAAGATGCGCGACGACATCATCGCTGCGCTCCAGCAGGTCGCGGTCTATTCGAACGGCAAACCGCTCCCGTTCAACGTGGCGACCGCAACGCAGCGCAACGCATGGCTTGCGGCCAACGCTGACCGCGTGCTGTTCGGCAACTCGGTGAGTAACAACGTCGGCAACGACGCGGCTGCATCGATGGCGAACATCAATGCAACGACGGGCAAGCTGAGCATGGCGACCGTGACGCTTGCAAAGCGCCGCGCACGTCTGGCGGGCCGTGGCCTGAACACGAACGGCCTGCAGAACCCGACGATGGCTCCGTACCGCGTGAAGAACGGCGACGGCACCGAGTGGTACATGATGTGGGTCAACTCCCTTTCGTTCCGCGATCTGCAGATCGACATGCAGCAGGTCAATCGGGACGCCCGCGAACGCGACAGCAACGGCGCGTACACCAACCCGCTCTTCACCGGCGGCGACCTCGTCTATGACGGCGTGATCATCCGCGAGGTGCCGGAGCTCGACCAGTTCATGGCAACTGGCGCGAGCGGCGCACAGGTCGGCCAGTACTTCCTGTGCGGCGCGCAGGCGCTGGGCGTGGCCTGGGCGAAGCGTCCGAAGACCACGACCGACACCCGCGACTATGGCTTCCGCAACGGCGTCGGCATCGAAGAAGTTCGCGGCATCAACAAGCTCCAATTCGGCGTCGGTCCGGATGACAACGACACGCTCGTCGATGCGGGCGTGTTCACGGGCTTCGTCAGCGCCGCTGCAGACGCCTAATCGCCAACGGATAAAGGAGAAATCGCATGGCAACTCTCAACGCAACGCCGATGGCGGGCTTCACCAGCAACATGGGCGGCACTGGCGACGGCCAGACCATCAAACGCGTCATTCGTCAGATCACGCTGACCGGCGCACTCGCGATCGGCGACAAGATCGTCGGCCCGAAGGTGCAGAAAGGCGCAGTCATCACGGCGGCCTACAAGGTGAACGGCCCGGCGTCGAACATCGGCACCGACTCGAGCGCGTCGGCGTTCAACACACCGGGCTTCACGCCCTACGTCGTGCCGAACAACGAGTATGTGAACCTCGTCGCGACAGCGGCCGGCGGCGCCGCGAATGACGTCGTGTCGATCGTCGTCGACTACATCCCGCGCAACGCCTAACGGGGCACGCGAGGCGGCTCGGGTCGCCTCGCTCTCAGGAGAAATCATGCCGAAAGCAAAGAAGCAAGCGCAGGTCAGCGTGACGTATCGCGGCGACCTCGATGCAATCGAGTACCAAGGCTATCACCTGCCGCGCGACGAAGCCGTCGAAGTGGACGAGGGCGTCGCGAAGTTTCTCGCGAACAACGACTACTTCGACGTCGAAGGCGTCACGCCCGACGAACCGGCGAGCACGGTCGCACCGGAAGACGCGCTCGCGGCCGAGCGCAGCGCGCATCAGGCCGAGATCGACAAACTCAACGCTGAGCATAAGGCGGCGATGGAAGCTCAGGCTGACTCGCTGAAAGCTGGCTGGCAAGAGCAGCACGACGCGCTCGTCGCGGAGAACGAGCAGCTGAAGGCGGCGCTCGCGGGCGATCAGGCAGCAGCGGCAGCAGTACAGGCCGATCAGCAACCGGCACAGGGCTAAGGCAATGGCGACTCAGGCAGAACTGGCGACGCGCGTGCTGCGCAAGCTGAAGGTGCTCGGCACGGGCCAGACTGCCGAGCCCGAAGACCAGCTCATCGCTGAAGAAAAGGTGTCCGCCGTGCACGCGAGCCTGAAGAAGGACGAGCGTGTGCGGTGGACCCTGCAAGACATTCCGGAAGCCGCGTGCGAGCCGTACGTCTTCATGGCGTCGTTTCTCGCGGCTCCCGAGTTCGGCGCGGGCCTCACGCAAGACGTGTGGAACTGGGGCGAGCAAGAGATCACGCGGCTCATCAGCGTGCCGCGCTCGGGCGAGACCACTCGAGCGGAGTACTTCTGATGGATATCAATTTCTCTGTCGCGCTCGACTCGCCCGCGCAGGAACGCGACTTCGCCTTCCAGACGGACGACGATTTCAAGCTGGCGATGGCGGTCTACGCGACCGATAGCGCGGACGACATCGACCCCGTCGTCCTGACAGGCAAGCTGCTCACGTTCGAGATCGCGGGCTATCCGTCGAGCACGATGACGGCTGTCGGAAACACGTTCACCTTCGACACGCCGCTGCCCGACACGATCTACGGCCGCCCGCGCACGCCGTATCGCATCGTTATGACCGACGCCGACAACCTGCGCACGACGCTCTGCTTCGGCCATATGGTCTCGCGCGGCGGCTGCGGCTGGCCATACGGCGTGAGCGGCACCGATTACGGGTGGCTCGCATGAAGCTCGCGCTCACCACCGGCGCATACGAGGCGCGCAGCGTAATCGCGAGTGCGCAGCGTTGCGTCAACCTCTTTCCCGAGGCGAATCCGGCCAACTCCGAATTCCCGACGACGCACTATCCGACGCCCGGCCTGATCAAGCGCGCGGCCGCGCCGCTCGCGGGCTTTCGTGGGCTGTATGCGGCATCGAACGGCGAGCTCTACGCGGTCGTGTCGACCGGCGTCTATCAGGTCAAGAGCGATTGGAGCTTCACGCTGCTCGGCTCGGTCGCATCGCTTTCCGGCCCCGTCTCGATGGTCGACAACAGCCTCACGCTCGTGATCGTGGACGGCTCGCCGAACGGTTACACGGTCGATCTGGAAACGCACGTGTTCGCGCAGATCAGCGACCCCGCGTTCTACGGCTCGAACCGCGTCGCGGTGCTCGATGACTTCCTCGTCTTCAATCAGCCCGACACGCGCCAGTTCTACGTGAGCGGCGCGCTCGCGGTCACGTTCGATGGGCTCGACATCGCCTCGAAGAACGGCGGGCCGGACAAGCTCGTCGCGGCGGCTGTCGTGAATCGCGGTATCTGGCTGCTCGGCGAGCGCTCGACCGAGGTCTGGTACAACAGCGGCGCGGCGGACTTCCCCTTCGAGCGATATCCGGGCGTATTCATTCAGCAGGGCTGCGCTTCGGCCGCGTCGGTGGCAACTATCGACACCGCGCTCTACTGGCTGTCCGATGGTGCCGACGGCGAGGGCATGATCTTCCGCAGCAATCAGATGAGCGCGCTGCGCATCTCGACGCACGCGATGGAGCAGGAGATCAAGAAGTACGCGCGCATTGACGACGCGATCGGCTACTGCTACCAGCGCGACGGGCATACGTTCTATGTTCTGACCTTTCCGACCGCCGACAAGACGTGGTGCTTCGATCTGGCCACCAATCAGTGGCACGAGCGCCTGTGGCTCGACGACGCGGGCGCGCTGCATCGTCATCGCGGCAATTGCTTCACGCAGTGGAACCGCATGCAGCTCGTCGGCGACTGGCAGACGGGCGACCTTTACGAGATGACGCCCGACGCTTACGACGACGCGGGCAGCGACATGCTGCACATCCGCTCGTGGCCGGCGCTCTCGAACGAGAAAAAACGCATCTTCCTCGACCGCTTCAGCCTGGACATGGAAGTCGGCGAGATCCCGGTCGATCAGGACGAGCCGCAGGTGCGTCTGCGCTGGTCGGACACGCGCGGGCGTACGTGGAAGAACCCTGTCTCGCGCGGCTTCGGCGAGCGCGGCGAGTTCGGCCATCTCGTGCAGTTCAATCGGTGTGGGCAGTCGCGCGAGCGCGTCTTCGAGGCGTCGTGGTCCGCGCGCGTGAAGACGGCGCTTAACGGCGCGTACGTCGATCCGGAACTGGGGGCGTGATGGCAGGCAACGCCAAGTCACCTTTCCCGCCGAACAACGTCGCGCCGCTCGGGCCTGACGGTCAGTTCTCGCGCGTGTGGCTCGACTTTTTCGTCGCGATCTTCCGCCGCACGGGCGCGGAAGGCGGCTTCGATCTGTCGGCGCTGAAGCTGCTCGTCGATCAGTTGCAGGCTGCTTTGAAAGTGCAGGCCGGTGAGATCGACGACATCGACGTGCAGCTGGCCGAGCGCTCGACCGGTTCGCTCGCCGGGCAGGTGGCTGACATGTTCGCGGCGCTCAGCGCTCACGTCGACGCGCAGATCGCACAGGCATTCGCCGCCGCACAGCGACGCGACGAAGGTGTCGAGATCGACGCACTGGTGGCGCAGGCTGCTGCCGCGAGCGCGGCGCGCAGTGACGATCGCGGCGACGCGGGCGAATCGTCGGCAGTCGGGTATCTCGAACGCCGCATCAACGAGCTCGAAGTGCGTCTGGCCGAAGGCTTCGCCATCGCAGTCGATCAGGTGTCCGGCCTCGGCACGATGTCCACGCAAAACGCCAACTCAGTCGCGATCACGGGCGGCAGTGTGCAGGCGAGCGGAACCCTCAACAGCGCGGTTGCAACCGGCGGCGAAGCGCACGTCGATTCGATATCCGGCACTGCATTCGGGCGCATCTACTTCCGCGACTCGGATAACAACTTCGGATTTTTCGTTTCAGACAGCGGCGGAACGGCGACGCGCCTGCGGATCATCGGCTCATCGGGCGCGATTCGCATCGCGGAGTCCGCCGGCAACGTGCTGATCGGCACAGCGACCGATAACGGCAGCGACAAGCTCCAGGTGAACGGCAGCATTGCGATGTCTCCGACCACAACGACAACGGCGCCCGCGGCGGGCGGCGCTGGCGCACTCCCGGCCACTCCGACCGGCTACGCAAACATCCGTATCGGCGGCACGGTCCGCAAGATCGCTTACTACTGAGGCAAACGATGATCAACTGGAAACAACTCTCTCAGGCGGTTTTGACCGGATCGGCCGCGGCTCAATACACCGCGCCCGCGCTCACCAACGCGGCAATCCATCAGGTGTCGGCGTGGAATCCGGGCGCGTCCCCTGTCGCGCTGAAGCTCTACATCGTGCCGGCGGCAGGCGCGGCCGCTGACGCGACGACGGTCTGGTCGGTGAACGTGCCGGCGGGCCAGCCGGTGCAGGTGCCGCAGATGATCGGCCACAAGATTCCGGCAGGCTCCGCGCTCTATGCGTCGGGCAACGGCGTGACGCTGACCGTCTCGGGCGCGGAGAACGTGCAATGAGCGGCGAACTGAACCCGATTGAATCCGTCGTGAACGCGGTCGAGAAGCCCGACGCGCGGCAGATGCGCGAGAAGGTCGTGCGGCTCGAGGAAGAGATGCTGAAGCAGCCGCAGGTGGCAATCGAGACGATTCACCACTTCGCACCCGGCATCTATGCGCGCGAGATCTTCGTTCCGGCCGGCACGCTGTTGACCGGCAAGATTCACAAGACGGGCCATCTGAACATTCTTTCGAAGGGCGATATCACCGTCCTGACAGATGGCGGCATGAAGCGCCTGAAAGCGCCGTGCACGTTCGTCGCGAGTCCGGGCACGAAGCGCGCCGGCTACGCGCACGAGGATTCCGTGTGGACGACCATTCACGCCAGCGAAGAAACGGATCTCGACAAGCTGGAAGCGGAACTGATCGTGCCGACGTTCGATGAATTGCCGTCGCAAGACGTGCTCAAGCTGATGGAGGAATGACATGTCTTGGGTCGCAGCAGCAGTAGCAGGCGGGGCAATCGTCGGCGGCGTCGCATCGTCCGTCATCGGAGGCAATGCCGCGAAGAGCGCCGCAAACACGCAGGCGGACGCGGCGACGTACTCCGCCGATCTTCAGAATCAGGCCATTCAGCAAGAGCGCACCGACCTTCAGCCGTATGCGTATTTCGGGCAGTCGTCAATCAATCCGCTGATTCAGGCGCTCGGATACAACGCTATCCAAGGCGAAAACGGCCTCTATTCGTGGACGAAGGACGGCAGCAGCCCGCTACAGCAGACGTTCAGCTATGGCGACTTCACCGCGCCGACCGGCGCTGAAGCGGCGGCGACCCCGGGCTATCAGTTCACGCTCGATCAGGGTCTGAAGGCCGCGCAGAACAGCGCATCGGCGCGCGGGCTTGGCTCGTCTGGCGCCGCGATCAAGGGTGCGGAGAAGTATGCGACCGGGCTCGCGGACAGCACGTACGGCGACACATATAACCGCTCGCTCTCGGCATACACGACGAACCGGAACAACGCGCTCGGCAACTTCACGACGAATTACGGTGTAGCGAGCGATAACGCGAACAAGCTGCTCGGCCTTGTCACGCTCGGGCAGAACTCGGCGGCGATGCAGGGGGCGACGGGCGTACAGGGCGCGAACAGCGTCGCGAATACCGTGGCGTCAGCTGCCAATGCGCAAGCCGCCGGGACCGTGGGCGCGGCGAACGCGGCCACCAGCGGGATCAGCACGGCGGTGAACGGCGGGACGAACGCGCTGCTGCTGAGCACCCTGAATAAGACGCCGACGACCATGTACGGCTCGGGGTCATTCAATCCGAACTATCAGAGCTCGTACTCGGGCATCGACAATCCCTCCAATTACGGTTGATTGACATGGCCATCGATCCTTCTATCGCCCTTCAGGTGCAGCCGGCGCAGATCCAGAACCCGCTCACGACGTATGCGACCGCCGCGACGCTGCAGAATGCGCAGCAGCAGAACCAGCTGCTCGGCCTGTCCATTCAGGACAAGCAGCGCGAGATCGGGCAGAACCAAGCCATCAGCGACGCCTTCAAGGGCAACATGAACGCGGACGGCACGCTGAACCGCACCGGCGCGCTTACGAGCATCGCGCAGTCCGGATACGGCTCCGCGCTGCCCGCGCTCACGAAGACGCTCAACGAGTCGGACCGATCGGCGCTTGAACTGAGCAAGTCGAAGGTCGAGGGCGCGCTGCAGCAGGTGGGCGCGATCGGTCAGGTGCTTAACGGCGTGACCGACCAGACGAGCTATGACGCCGCGCGTGCCTGGGCAGTGAAGAACCTTGGGCCCGAAGCCGCCGCGAACATGCCCGCGCAATACGACCCGACGCTCGTCGCGAAGAAGCGGCAGGAAGCGCTGACGGTCGTGCAGCAGCTCGACGAGCAACACCGGACAATCGCCGACACGCTCGCGCAGAACCAGTTCACCGAGACACAGCGCCACAATCAAGCGACCGAGGGCAACGCCGCCGGCCAACTCGCCGTGTCGCAGGGGCAGCTCGGAGTGTCGCAGGGCAACGCGGCGGAAACCGCGCGTCACAACCGCATCAGCGAAGTTCAGGCGCACGTTCCGGCCGGATACCGCGCAAACGCGGATGGCTCCCTCTCGCCTATCCCGGGCGGACCGGCCGACAAGGGAGCGAACCTGAACGAAGGTCAGGCGAACGCCGTCGCCTTTGGTTCGCGCGCGCTCGATGCGCAGAACATCCTGCGCAACCTCGAAGCGAACGGCACGACGAACACCAACGGCATCTATCGCGCCGCGTCGTCACTGCCGGGCGTCGGCGGCGCACTCGGCGCGGCGACGAACTGGCTCAACAGCGACCAGCAACAGAGCTACGACCAGGCGAAGCGCAACTTCGTGTCCGCGGTCCTGCGCAAGGAATCGGGCGCCGCGATCAGCAACGAGGAATTCGCCACCGAAGACAAGAAGTACTTCCCGCAGGCGGGCGACAGCGCGGCGACCATCGAGCAGAAGGCGCGCGCGCGTGACCTCGTGATCGAAGGCCTGAAGGCACAGGCGGGCCCGGGCGCGTCGATGATCGGCGGCATCATCGCGAACGCGAATCAGGATTACAGCAATCAGCCGAAACCGGCGGCGCAACAGCCTGCCGCGCAGAAAGCGCCCGCACCGATCGATGCAGACGTCGCCCGCGCCGAGCTGCTGCGCCGTGCGCAAAACAATCCCGCGCTCGCCGCGCGCCTTCAGGCAATGGGGCATTAAATGGCCGATCTGAGCAACCTGTCCGACGATCAGTTGCTGTCAGCGCTCGGCCCCGCGCCGAAGGCAGCAGGCACGCCCGCCGCGTTCATCGCGCAGCACCAAGGCACCGCCCAAGCCACCGGCCAGAAGCTCGGCGTCGATCCGGATCTGCTGCTCGCGCAGTGGGGCCTCGAAACGGGCTGGGGCAAGTCCGTCGTGCCGGGCACGAACAACCTCGGCAACATCAAGGACATGTCTGGCGGTGGCGTCGCCGCGCGCGACAACATGACCGGCTCGACGGACAACTATCGCGCGTATTCGTCGCCTGACGCGTTCGCAGCGGATCAGGCGTCGCTGCTCTCGCGCAAGTATCCGGGCGTCGTGAACGCGGGTTCGAACGTGAAGCAGTTCGCGAACGGCCTGCACGGCTATGCGCAAGATCCGGCCTATGGCCAGAAGCTCGCGGCTGTCGTGCAGACCGTGAAGCGCAACGAGCCGGGTGTGTTCGCGCGCGTCGGCGACGCGGTCGCAAGCGCCATCTCGGGCACGGCCAACGCGGCGACGCCGCAAGACCTTTCGGGCATCAGCGACGATGACCTGCTCGCGGCGCTCTCGTCGCGCGGCAAGACGCCCGGCGCGGCCGCAGCGCCCGCACAGCAGTCGAGCAATCCGCCGCTGCTGAGTTCGGTAGGACACCAGCTTGGGCTGACGGCGCGCGCGGCAGGTCACGGCATCGCGGACGCGGTCGGACTGGTCGCAAACCCGGTCAATGCGTTGATCAATACGGTGGGCGGTGCGATCGGTCATAACCCGCACCTGCAGGACGTCGACACGCTCATTAAGCGCGGCGTCGATGCGGTCACGCCTGCGCCGGCCAACAGCACGGAAGCCACGGTCAACGACATTTCGAGCGCGGTCGCGAACCCGGTCAACGCGCTCGGCGGCCCGATCATGAGCGGCGCGAAGACTGTCGGCGGCGCTATCGTGCGCGGCGCGCTCGCAGGCGGCGCAACGGGCGGTATGCAGCCGCTGCACGGCGATGACACGATCGGCACGGAAGCGGCGCGCATCGGCGCTGGTGCAATCGGCGGTGCGGCGGGCGGCGCAGTCGGTGCAGCCGCGAGCGGCATTGTCGACAAGCTCGTGAACGGCGCGAATCGCGTCGTAACCGCGATCAAGGCCGCGACGCCCGGCGTGCAGCGCACGGCGAACATGAACGCCGACGAGCTCCTCGTGAACGTCGCGCGACAGGAAGGCATTGATCTCGCGTCGATCCCTGAATCGATCCGAAACGGCCTGCGCAATCAGGTTTCCGAGGCGCTCGCGAGCAACAAGACAACCGACGCAGCCGCACTGCTGCGCCGTGCTGAAGGCGAGGCCGTGCTCGGTCCGCAAAACGGTCTGACGCTCGGGCAGGCGACGCGCGACCCGATGCAGTTCGCGCAAGAGCGCAACATGCGCGGCATCCAAGGCGCAGGCGAGCCGCTCACGCAGCGCTATGCGGATCAAAACCGCGCGCTGATCAATGCGCTTAACGAGCGCGGCGCGGCGGGCGCGCCCGGCGAGTTCAACGCTGGCCAGTCGACGATCGATGCGCTTGCAGCGCGCGACGCTGCGGCGCAGGGCAACGTAAGCGCCCTGTATCAACGTGCGCGCGATCTGAACGGCGGGGACATTCCGCTGAATCACACGACGTTCGTCAATCAGGCGAACACGACGCTCGATCAGGATCTCGCGCACGCGCATCTTCCCGAGTGGGCGCGCACGACGATGAATCAGATTTCGTCGGGCGAGATTCCGCTGACCGTCGGCGTGGGCGAGCAGTTCAAGACGCAGCTTTCGCGCGCTATCCGTTCATCGACAGACGGCAATGAGCGGCACGCACTCGGCGTCGTGCGCAACGCGCTCGAAAGCGCAGAGCCGCTGCAAGGCTCGACGCAGTTCGGCGGCAATCAGGTCGTGCCGCACGGCGCGCCGCTGCCGCCGTCGAATCCCGGAGAGGAAGCGGTGCAGGCATTCGGCCAGGCGCGCGCCGCGGCCGCGCAGCGCTTCGGCACGATCGACAGCAATCCGGCACTGCGCGCAGTCGTGAACGGCGATGCGGTGCCCGACAACTTCTTCAAGCGCTATGTGGTGAATGGAAACGTGGGCGATGTGAATTCGCTGCTGCGCCTCGTGCCCGATCAGGGCAATCAGCTGCGTTCGCAGATGCTCGACTACCTGAAGTCGAAGGCGCTGAATGGCGCGAGCGACGAGATCGGCACCTTCTCGCAGGCGGGCTTCAACAAGGCGCTGAACTCGGTCGGCGACGCGAAGCTGCAGGCGATCTTTGGTCCGGATATGGCGGGTCAGTTGCGCCAGATCGGGCGCGTGGCCGCGAACATTCAGGCGCAGCCGGCGGGGTCGGCGGTGAACAACTCGAACACGGGCGCGGCCGTGATGAACCTGCTCTCGCAGATGAGCGGCAAGGTCGGCGGCTTCCCGGGCGTGAACATCGTGCGCAACTCAGTGAATCAGTTTCTTGATGAACGCACCGTAGCGAACGCCCTTGCTGCTCGCATTAACCCACAGGCCAATGCAGGTGTTTCGGGCTCGCTGAACTCGCTGCTGCCGCTCGCCGCGCCCGCCGGCGGTGCTGCTGCCCAGCCTGGACATTAGCGTGACGAACGCACTGAACAGGCCAGTAGCAATGACGCCGATCCAAAACTTTTCCATGTCTTCCGCCTTATCGTTTCGGGGATATTAGACCATGTCATCCATTCTGCCGAAGGGCAAAACGCAGTTCACGAACCTGCTCGGTCGGCCGCTCGTTGGCGGGTCGGTCTACTTCTATGCACCCGGCACTGAGAACAAGAAGGACACGTGGCAAGACGAGGCGCTGACGATTCCGAATACGAACCCGGTGTTGCTCGACGCGCGCGGCGAGGCGACGATCTGGGGTGACGGCGAGTATCGGCAGGTCGTAAAAGACCTGCTCGGCATCACGATCTGGGATCAGGTCGTGTCGGCGTCTATCTCTTCGGTCGCGCTCTCCGGGCCCGGCGGCGCCGCGATGGTCGGCATGCCTTTCGGCGGCACGCTGGCGGATCAATTCTCGCTCGGGATCAATCGAGTGGTCGATTCGATTGCGGCACTGCGTGCGCTGAACCACACGGTCTTTCAGCGCGCCTTCGTCGCGGGCTATTACGCGCCGCACGACGGCGGCGGCGGAGCGTACCAATACGATTCGAATGACACGTCGAGCGTAGACAACGGCGGGACGATCATCGTCGCGAGCGATGGCGCGCGCTGGAAGCTTCAGGTAACGAACGGCGTCACCGTGAAGCAGTTCGGCGCGAAGGGAGACGGCACGACCGACGACTACAACGCATTTTCGAAGGGGCTGCTCGCGGTCCGGAAACTCACGGTCCCGTATGCCGCGTCGGGCTATTACCTCTCGCAAGGGCTGGTCGTTAGCGACGGACACGACCTTTCGGGCGAAGTGTTCTATCCCGGCAATGACACGAAAAGCACGAAGCTAATCTTTGCGAACGGCGTGTCGATCTGCCTCGCCATTGATGGCGTGAAGTCGTCGGATAGTGTGGGCGGCGGCACGGCATCGGCGCATAAGCTCGCGATCACTCGGCAGGGAACCCCGCCGGCCGGTTCAATCGGCGTTCAGGTTCGAGGGGCCTATAACTCGATCCTCGAAGACATCTTCTCGGTCAATCACCAGATCTGCATGAGCCTGCTCGGCGCGGGCGGCTCGGGCAATGCGTCGCTCTCCAACGGCATTGCCTGCACGATGTCGCGCATTTACACGGCAATCGCCTACGACGCGCACTGGGAAATCAATTCGTGGCCTGAGCTGCGCGTCACCGGCGGCCGCTCGGGAATGAACGGCCTGGGCGACGTGGCAGGAAACACGCACGTGCGAATCACGTCACCGTCGGGTGGCACGGGCGGCGCAGGCCCGAATACTATCGTGTTCGATAACTTCCAGTTCAATCAGGGGCAGCCGGGCCCAGCGAACTGGCTGACTTTCACGAACAACCTTGCGGGTGTCGGCAATCAGGTTATTTTCCAGTTCAATAACTGCCACATTGAAAACATCACCGGCGCCTATATCAAGTCGACTTCGACCAACTCGTATATCCAGAAGCTGACGATCTCGAACACGGTTTTCAATCAGCCGGTGCCGATGTTCGATGTGCAGTCGACGCTCGAAATCGACGCTATGAAGTTCGTGGCGTGCAACATCGCGGCAACGACATTTAATCCGACCGTGCAGTATCTCAACGGAATGGCGCTGATCGGATGCACGTTCGGCGGAACTGCGGCCACGTTGAGCGCGCCGGCCAATAAGAATTGGCAAGTGGCGAGCATCGGCAATAACTGGTTCGGCGGATCAGCGATTGTGCTGTCGGGCACGGGTTGGAGCAGCTTGGTATTTCAGGACACGGTCGATTTCTCATCGACGTTCACGAATACCGCATCGCCGGCAGAAAAGACGAATGTCGTCGTGCCGCGGCAATCGCTTCAGTCATGGACGCCGCAACTGACGTTCGGCGGTTTGTCGACGGGCATTGCCTATTCGATCCAGTCCGGCGCGTTCCAGATTATCGGCAATCTCTGCGTGATGCAGTTCAGGGTAAAGCTGTCTTCGAAGGGATCGGCGACCGGCAACGCGGAGATTTGGAATCTGCCTGTCCCGTTCAATGCATCGCTTTATCAGACGGGGGGCGGCGGGGCCATCGTGCAAAACAATGGCATGGCAGCGCTGGCCGGGCCAATCCTCGCGCAAGGCGCTATCGGCCAAACCGCTGGAAGTTCGCAGTCGGTTATCAAACTGCTTCAACAGCAAGCCGCTTCGACGAATACGGTGACCGACGCCAATTTCACGAATGCGAGTGAGATCTCCGGCGTGATCGTGTTCTTCACCTGATCACGTCGTGAAAGAAAAACGATACGGCCAAGAACGGGGAAAACAATGGGTGAGCGGATGCGCTACGGTGATCCGCCGCTTACCGAGGGCGATGGATTTGGAGCCATCGCGGACGCGCTCAATAAGCTGCGCGACGAAATCGGGCAGCGGCATGTCGAAAACACCAGTTCTCTGGAAGTGTTGGAGAAGGACTTGAAAGTGGTAATCGATCGAGTCGATGACCTCGCGAAGGGATTTCCCGGCGGTGATCCTGAAGGCCATCGGCGCGCGCACGAGGCGCTTATTCGGAAGGCTGAAGCGCGCGCGAAGTTCTATGAGGACTTGTGCAGCGAGCTCGCAAAGAAAGGACTGTGGGCATTGCTCGCGCTGATCGGCATCGCCGTCTGGCAGTACGTCAAAACGAAGGTAAATACGTGAACTCGACCGACTACATCGACAAAGTGATTGGCCGCGAAGGTGGCTATTCAAATAACCCGGCCGACAAGGGCGGCGAGACCATGTGGGGCATCACGGCGGCGACCGCGCGAGCGTTCGGCTATGCCGGGCCGATGGCGCAGATGACGCGCGACACCGCGATCGCGATCTATCGCGCGCGCTACTGGACGCAGCCGCGGTTCGATCAGGTGCAGGCGATCGACGGCGACATCGCCGAAAAGCTGCTCGACATCGGCGTGAACATGGGCCCGGCGACCGGCATCCAGTTCCTGCAGCGCGCGCTGAATGTGCTGAACAATCAAGGAAAGGCCTTCCCCGACATCGCTGTCGACGGCGGCATCGGTGCGATGACAATCGCGGCGCTGCAGTCCTTCATCGCGCAGCGCGGCAACGATGGCCGGCGCGTGCTGCTCGGGATGATCGCGTCGCAGCAGTCGGTGCGGTATGTCGAGATCGCAGAGAAGAACCCGTCGCAGGAAACCTTCGAATACGGGTGGCAGTTGAACCGCGCACTGGGAGTCGCAGCATGAGCACATGGGGAGATGTCGCGGCGACTGTCGCGAAGGTCGCGCCGATCGTCGGCAACCTGCTGCCGGGCGTCGGCACTGCGGCGGGCGTCGGCGTGGGAGCGGTGGCGTCCATCGTTGCATCGGCGCTCGGCACTGCGGCCGATCCTGATTCGGTGATGGCCGCGCTGAAGAATGATCCGGAAGCGCTCGCGAAGGTGCGGCAGGCCGAGCTCGACAATCAGTCGAAACTCGCCGACATCGCCATGCAGCGCGAGCAGAACCGGCTCGCCGCCGAGACCGCGCAACAGCAGGCGCAGTTCGCCGACCTTCAGAACGCGCGGCAATACGCGACGCAGAACAACGATCACACGGCGCGCAATCTCGCGTATCTGTACACGGTCGCGCTGTTCTGCACGATCGCGGCGCACCTTGGCATCCTCGTGATGAAGGTCGCCATCGAGCCGCTGGCGATGAGCCTGATCAGCACCTTGGAAGGCGTGCTCGTGACGATGGCGGTCAAGACGAGCGAGTTCTTCACGGGCGGCTCGCGCAGCGCGGACCAACTCGCCAGCCAGTTCGCGCAGTTCGCCACGGCGCCGGGCACCGTGACAGCGCCAACTGTCAGCGCGCCACAGACTGTCACGACGATCCAGACCCCGCCGATGCAGCCACAGACCGTGACCATCGCGCCAGCCGAGCGCGACCTGTATCGAGGCAGTTGATACGACGAAAAAAAAGCCACCTCACCGGGTGGCTTTTCTCTTTGCAGCACGGCCCGTTACACGTCCGTCAGATCAATATCGAATTGCCTGATCAGGCGCATGACAGCCATGTCATCGATCGGCTCTTCGAAGCCCACGCCGAGTTCAGGCGACGACGGCTGAAATTCATAGAGCGCGTGGTCGCCGTCCTCGCGCAGCATTTGCATCGAGTGACAGCCTGGTTGTTCAGTGGGCTCGCGCAGCTGCACGCAGATGAAAGCGCTGTTTTCCGTCATCGAGCGGATCTTGTCAGATAGCAGGGGGAAGGCTCTGACCGCGTTGTGCTTCGGGCGCAGAATCATAACGAAGAGCTTCGCGTCGGGCAGTTGCATCATCCGGCCGAAGCGACCGACAGTATTCTGCAGATACCCGTAATCGTCAGGCGTCGACGGGTCGCGGTGCGCAAACATGTCGCCCACGCCGTCACGATCGCGATAGAAGGCGTGATCCGCGCCCGGCTCCTTCGATTCCCGACGCTGCGTGATGGCGACGTAGTGCTTCGAATCGAGGAAGGTCGCGAACTGATCGTCGAGGCAGTGAAGGATCGTGGCCGGCGACGAAAAGAGCCAATCGAACGGCAATGAATACCGCTTCAGGCCGTGCTTCTTCAGCAGAAAGCTGGTCAGGCAATGCGTTCCGAGCGACACGATATGCTTGACCTGCTGTCCGCCTACCAGCCGTTTGCCCGGTGGGCCGCTCACGCGCAGCGCGATCCCGGGCTCCTTCGCTACACGGTCCGCATATTCCCGGCTGGCCAGAAGGCTGCGCACCGCTTCCGCGATACCGTCGTCCCGCACGCCTGCTGTCAACAGCCGCCGATAGGCGACTGTGCCGCCCGGATCTGCGCGCCGTCCGAGAATGGCCCGGTAAAGCGCGTCGATGAGCGTGCGGTCCGCTTCGTCGCTTGCGTCGATGTTGGATTCGGGGAGGTTGAGAAGCTGCATGTCTGTTCTTGTTGGAGTTGTATGCCACGACGGCGCGCGGTCCAGTCGCGGTGCTACGACGGTGCTACGCGACCGTATGATCAATCGCGCCGTGCCTTTTGTGTTGGTTCTAAGGAGATTTTAGCCCGTCCAATCCATCATCGGTGCAACCGATACACGGCGAGGGCTTGTATTCATTGGGTTTCCGCGCCACGGCTTGGTTTGGCGCGCTTCAGAGAGTTGCATGATTCGATGCGGTTTTCGGCGTTTTCCGGTCGTTTCACAGCAAAGTGCTACGATGTAGGACCGAATTCTGGCCTGTAGCACCGGGGAACGATGGGAACGATATCGGCGCGAGAACGCAAGGACAAGAGTATAGGCTACACCGCCCAGATCCGTCTGAAGGACGGTGGGAAGGTCGTCTACACCGAGTCGAAGACCTTCGACCGCCGCCAGGCGGCGCAGTCGTGGCTCGACAAGCGCGAACGAGAGCTGGCGCAGCCTGGCGCGCTGGAGTCGGCCGCGACGGAAGATCCGACCCTTGCCGACGTCATCGACCGCTACGTGCGTGAGTCACGCAAAGAGGTCCAGGGAACCAAGAAACAGGTGCTACGCGCGATCCAAGGAGCACCGATCGGCGAGGTGCACTGTAGCCGGATTGTCAGTCATACCTATGTTCAGTTCGCGCAGAGCCTGAAGGTTAAACCTCAGACGGTCGAAAATTACATGTCGCACCTGGCGGCCGTCGTCCACATCGCGCGGCCCGCGTGGGGCTATCCGCTCGACGAGAAGCAGCTCATCGACGCGCGCACGGTGCTGAAAAAGTTGGGCACGACCGGCAAGTCTCGGCACCGCGATCGCCGACCGACGTTTGACGAGCTCGACCGGCTGATGGAGCACTTCGGCCAGATCCGGAAGCGCCGCCCGAGCAGCGTGCCGATGCAGGCAATCACCGCGTTCGCGATCTTCTCGACGCGCCGGCTCGAGGAAATGCTGCGCATCACGCACGAGGATCTCGACGAGGCGCACAGCCGCGTGCTCGTGCGCGACCTGAAGCACCCTGGTCAGAAGATCGGCAACGACGTCTGGTGCGATCTGCCGCCCGAGGCGATGCGGATTATCAAGGCGCAGCCGACGAAAGCCGGTCGCATCTTCCCGTACTCATCAGACGCCGTCGGCGCGGCCTTCACGCGGGCATGTCAACTACTGGGGATTGGGGATTTGCACCTGCATGATATGCGGCACGAGGGTGCCAGCAGGCTGTTCGAGATGGGCCTGACGATTCCGCACGTGGCGGCGGTCACAGGGCATCGAAGCTGGTCGAGCCTGAAGCGCTACACGCACCTCAGGCACACGGGGGACAGGTTTGAGGGGTGGCAGTGGCTCGATGTGATCGCGCCAATCTGAGGCTGCAACAGAACGACGAGGAAACTGATGGGTAAGAAGCCGGCTGCGTGCCCCCAATACGATGAAGCGCCGCTACACGACGTCTACTTGTTTGAACTGCACCGTCACTCAACTAACTTGGTGCGGAAACTGAACGATTTGTTCGAGCGCATGCCGATCCCTGCAGAGGGAATGGGGTTTATCGACCCCGATCCCGAGGCTCATTCGCTTATTACGTCGCTGCTTTCAGACGCAGCAAGCGCAAAAAATCTTCTTGCCGATTACAAGCGCAGAGATCTCAGCGGCCTTGAAAACGCTTATCGCGCGAAACGGACTGCTTTTCTACGAAGTGTCCTTGATGGTATCGATATTTCGACACTTCTGGACAAGTCCGTACGCAACAGCGTTGAGCATTTCGACGAGTATCTAGACAAGGCAAACATTGCGTTCTCCAATAAATCGGGGAAGCGTGGATTCGGTCTTTACAATCTCGTGCTGAGTTCTTTAAAGGTTCTCGAAGCCATGGACACCTTCAATGGCACGGAAATTCATCCGCTGAAGATTTATGTAGCCGACCAACGGACCTATTACAACTTTGAGGCGAAGGTAGACCTTGGAGCCCTGCTTCAAGAAGCCCAAGCGATCGTCGCAAGAGTCGAAGCGCACATGAACTATCCCGATGCGCAGAGAGGAAAGGCTGGCGGCGGAATTATTCCCTTGGGGAATCACGCCGAACCGGCAAGCTGATTGCACTCTTTGACAGCGGCCTTGCGGCGCTTGTCAATGTAATCGGCCAGGTCGGTCAAGTGAACGCCCTTTGCGCCCTTCTGCGACGTCTCCATCCGCACGAGCGGCAGCGTGATTTCCCCCGCGGAAATCTTGCGCAGCAGCGTCGGGACGGTGAGCGGCGCGAAGTAGTCGCGGCACACGGTTTCAATCGGGATGACGGCCGCCGCATTGTATTGGGCCATCAGGAGAAAGGTCGTATTCATTTCAGGCTCCAGGCGTGTCGCGTGATATCAATTATGTGCTGCGCTGTGGTTTTCATCTTTCGGTGTCGAAGCCGCGATGAGTTTGTCGATGCTCTCGGCCGTAATGCGCGGGGAGCGCTCGCCGATTTTCACGAGGCAGAGCTTCCCGGCTTCGGCCATCCGATAGACCGTCGCGCGCGAGACGCCGAGCTGCGCCATCACGGCGCTGATGCGGTACAGCTTCGGGGGCGTGGTGGTCGTCTTCATTTCGTCCTCTCTCATAAAAAGCGCGCCGTGGCGCTTACGAATTGTTCGGTGCATTTTGGCGGTCTAAAGCTGGCCCGCGCGTTGCTGAAATGCAGTCAAGGTCGTAGGAGACAGCCATGAGCTACGGAAACCCTCACGAACTGCTCGAACTCGTTTCAAGCGCGCTGCCGCCGCGAAACGAACTGGGCCACACAGGGCAAGAGGACTTCGAATACTTCTGCGCATACACCGGCCTCCGGAAGGAGAACGTCGGGGCCGATGCGTTCGCATGGGCGAAGCTCGCCTTTCTGTCCGCGTGGAGACGTCGAACTGATGCCCTTGCCGAGCATTCAATGCAGTGACTTGATGCTCGCCACGCTCGGGAAGCGCCCGTTCAAAGATGCGAACTGGATCTTTGAACTGAAGTACGACGGATACCGTTGCCTCGTGCGCAAGTCGGGCAGCCTGGTCGAACTCTTGAGCCGAAACTGCAATGAGCTGGGCGGCTCGTTTCCCGACGTGGTTGCGGCGGTCGCGAGCATCCCGGGCGATTTCGTGCTCGACGCTGAGTTGACCGTCGACGAGCCAAACGGCCGGTCGTCGTTCGAATGGCTGCGCCGCCGCGCTGTCACGAAGACGGCCGGCGCCGTGCGAGCTGCGGCAGCCCGCCACCCCGCGCGGCTCTATTTCTTTGACGCGCTCTGCATCGGCGACGAAGATCTCCGTTGCCTGCCGCTCGACGAGCGAAAGCGATACCTGCGCGACCTGTTCGACGATACGAAGACGATGATCGTCGCCACGGGCATAGTCGGCGAAGGCCGATGGGTGTTCGAGCAAGCTGCGGCGCATGATCTGGAAGGGATGGTCGCCAAGCGGCTCGACGCGCCCTATCAGCGCGGCCGATCTCGCGATTGGATCAAGGTCAAGAACCCGGATTACAGCCGCCGCGAGGCGCTCGCATGGGGTAAGAGTTAGGTTCGTCACAGCTGCTTTTTAATTGTCTAAGGTTTTGAGAGGTACGGCCGATAACGCAGGCATGAACAGAGATCAAGCCCAAGCCCTTATCGACTCCATCGACGTCTCTGCCGTCGCAATCGTCACTGCCAAGTTCGGCAACTATGACGACCTAGACCGCGAGCACGGTGACGCCTACTACAAGACGACGGTCGCTCTGCTCGCTGAGCACGATCCGAACTTGAATCTCACGGACCTCTGGAGAATTGTCGGTCTCTGAGCGGCTAATCACATCCACTCCGCGATCAGGTATGCGATCGTCGCAAGGACGGGAACAGCGAGCCAAACCTTGGCCGACATGCTCAGTTTTTTCATTGCTGCTCCATCGCCATAGCCGCGTCGACAGCCTCGCGCGCCGATTCGTAGAATTCGCCAGATCCAGAAAGGACGCCGGCGCTGCCGTGAAGCTGGCACGTCTCGCCGTACCACTGCACGACTGCGCCAGTGCGGACCATGAAGTCGAGGCGGGCAGTATCAGCGCCGGCCTTCACGACAGTGCGCGATAGCCACCGAATACGATCCTTCGCGGCGGTCAGCCAGACAATCGCCGAGTGATACTCAGGATCACGCGCAAGCGCGCGCTTGAGATCGAGAGGCTCGTTGCCGTGCATGAACACGCCGTTCGCGATCTCGTCGTCGGTGTATTTCCCGAGCGTGAGCGCCGCGCGCTCGCAGTCGTAGCTGTCGCCGTGCGGATCGGATTCGCCTTTCTCGCGCCACTGCGCGGCGGGCGTGCTGGCTGCGAATTGCTCATAGGGAACGTGCTTGACCATTCCGGTGCCATGCACGATCGCGTCCTGTAACGCTCTCTCGTACGGATTAGCGGCGGCGCTCTGCTCAGCAGAAAGCAACGCGCCGAGCTTCGCGATCAGCGCTATGTCGGCGTCGTAGTCTGCCTTAGCCTCGTGATCGTCGCCCCAGTCGTCCCGGTTGTCGAAAGACGTATGGCACGCGCGCAGCGAGTCGGCGCTTGCCGTGATGCTGCTGATTGCGTCGCGGATCACTGCGCGTTGTTCTTCTGTCATCTGAATCTCCTATGCGGCGAACAGGTCGCCAATCGCCTTGCGCTCGCGGCGCGTCTTTGCGGCGGTCTGTCGATGGTGGTCCGCGTCGTAACGCAGATGGTGCAACTGGCACAGCGCGAGAAGGTTTGATGGGTCGCAGTTCTCGGGCATGTGGTCGAGATGCGCGATGGTCAGAACGATCTTTACGGCGCGCGAGACGGAATACTCGGACGCCTTGCATCGGCCCAGATACCGTCCGTCGTCTTCGTCGTAGACCTCGCCGTCGCCTTCGAGCAACTGAAATGTCCCGTCGTCTTTGCCGTTGCCGCGCACGACGTAAGCGCCGTTCGGCGCGCCGCACTTCTCGCAGAGGTTGTTGGCGCGCAGCAGGATCGCCGCGCGGATCTCCTTCCAGTTCGGGGGATATCGGTCGCGGTTTTCAGGCTTGATTGGCACGTGGGGATCTCACAGGATCACGGTTGATTGAAACGCCGTCGACGAGGAACGAGACGCGGCGCTCGGTATCGGCGGCGACCATCTTCGCGGTCGCGTCGAGCAGCTCGTGCACGAGCGCCGCGGTCGGGTCTTTGGCCTGCCGATATCGGGCGAAGGCTTTGTCCAATGCGCGGCGCTCGGGCGTCATGCCGCGAACGCCTTGCGCACGTACGGATCGACGTCCGGCTGCTTCAGCAGCCACCGCACGTAGTCCGGCGGCACATCAGCGACCGCTGCGCCCTTGTGCTTGCCGAACGGCATAACCGTCGGCACACGCGCCTCTTCGCTGAACTCCCACATTTGTTCGAACGATTCGAAGCCGCCGGCGCTGTCCGAGATGGCCTGGAGAATCCACAGACAGAAGCCGACGTCGGCGACCGCGCTGTGCGCCTCGCGCAGCAGTTCGCGCGTCTTCGCGGGGTCGATCGAGAGCCGATACATCAGCGCGCCGAGCCGGTGACTGTCGGCCTTCGGCCAGACCTTGCGCGCCATCGCGAGCGTGCAGATACGCTTCACGTTCGGCTCGCCGATGATCTTCCAGTCGAAGTCGACGTTGTGCGCGATCAGGTACTTCGTGCCTTCTGGAAGTTCGAACGTGTGATGCGCCGGGCATCCTGCCAGGTCGGCTTCGAGAATGTGGTGCGTCGCCATCGCACCGAAGCTGATCGGCTTGCTCGGCTTGTAGCGCTGGCCAAAGACGGCATTCGGCACAGGCTGCACCTGACGATTGACGATCTGCACGCCCTGATAGGCCGCTTCGATCAGTTCGCCGTCGACGGCGTCGGTGGTCTCGGTGTCGAAGATGATCGCGCTCATGCCTGGGCCCCTTCTTCCGATTCGGATTCGGCGTCGTCCTTCGGGCCGTTCTCTGCGCCGCGTGCGAGGTCGGAACCTGCGAAGGGATCGTCGTCGCCGCCGGCCTTTTCGGCTGCGGTTTTCTTCTTCGGCTTCTGCGCCTTCTCGACGAGGTCGCTTTGCTTCGCCGTCGGCGGCACAAGGCTGATCTCGATCTCGCGCTGGATCAGTTCGCAGAGGCGGCCGGCGACGTTCGCTTCGGGGTGCGCCTGCACGCGGAAGCTCGTGAAGACGGTGCCGCCGTCCTTCATCGAGAATTCGAAGTTATCGACCTGAATGTCGGAGAGCTTGATGTCTTCGACGCCCGACACGCCCCAGTGAATGTGCAGCTCGTATCCGGGCAGATCCGATTCCCACTTGATGGACTTGATCTGATTGAACTTCAGGCCGCGCATCGCGCCCTGCTCTTCCGGCAGCAGGTCGCGCGGCTCGGCGTCGCGCTCGAAGAAAGCGGCCTTCAGCTTGGAATCGAACGAATCGAGAATGTCGTTGCTGCTCTCGATCTTGAACTTCAGGTCCATCGCGGGCTTGCGCTCTTCGCCGTGGATCTCGGCGCGCGGATTTGCGGACGACAGGAATGCGCTCTTGTTCGCAAGAGTGAACATAGGGTGTTTCTCCGGGGGAATAAAACGAGGAATAAAGCGGGGGAATTACTGCGGACGCTTCGGCAGGCGTGCGTCGATGGCGCGGATTCGTGCGATGACGCGCGCCGGCAGGGAAATCACCGGCGCGCCGTCGAGTGCGGCAAAGGCCGGGCGCAGCATTTCGCGATCAGCGGCGGACATTTGAGCATCGCGGATGCGGCGCAGGGCTTGATACAGGGGACTCTCGACGGTCACTCGTCCACCTCCATGCCGAGCGCACGCTTCGCGATGTTCGCGAGCTTGGTGTCGTTGTCGAGATGGCCGTTCGCACCGTTCGCGATCTGTCCGAGTGCATTCATAAGACGGTACGGCGATGGG